TTAATTAATTATATTATTTACTTTTAAGTTTATTTAAGCTTACTTTTTTCATTTTTTGCGCAGCAATCACAATACTAAAAAGAGAGCATATATCAACAGAACTATCCAATATTTGAATAGAATCTTTCATCATTTCGTTGTAAAACTTGGTGTGACTCTTTACTATATTAAATATTTCTTTTTCATTTTCGTATTTTATATGTTTGTTATTTTTGAATTCATTTACTGCAAATTTACTAACAACTTGTAAAGACCTATTAATGTCTTTTAAAGATTCACTTGTAGCAGTTAAATATCTCTTCTTAATTTTCAATTTATTTGCAGATGAACTACCTCCACCAGATTTGGGATAACGCTTTCTCTGTGTTTTACTTGATCCGGTTCTTGATCCGCTTTTTGAAAGATTTTTTCGAGTAATACGGAATCCTCCTGAAAAACCAAAAGTTGGCAACATACTTCCAAGCTGGTCTAATGTCCCTGTCATATAGGCGCTTCCAGCTTCTGCAGCACTCGATAGTACAGTTGCTGTTTGTGTTGTTACATCTGCTACAGTATTGTATGTCTGTACAGCAGCGTCAGTTGCCATTGTAGTACCAGTCGCAATTGTAGATCCGAATTCGCTTGCAGTTGCCATATTCTCATACACATTTCCTATTACTCTTTTACTTGTTAGAGCAGCACTTTTAGCAACTTCCCATTCTTCACTTAAATCGGAAACTTTTAACTCTTCGTCAAACGCATTTATCACTTGCTGAACACTGTCTTGAACAAGATCTTTTGGAAAGTTTTTAATTAAGAATTTCCCAGCAGTTGCTGTTGTTTGTATAGTAAATTTGAAGGATTGCTCTACCAATTTTGGATTGCCTGCAAGGATACCAATTTTAGCAACTGCGGCACAAACAATTGCAATATTCAATACGAAAAGTACAATATTACATATAAATATTAAAAGAATTCCTAAGTAGGGAACTAAACTAAAAAAAGTAGAATACCCACTGTGTACTATTTGATTTAGATGTTTGATTATTTTGAAAACAGCAAAAAGTATTCGAATCAAAAATGCAATCAAGGCATAAATACACTTTAATATAGTTTTTGGTCTTTTGATGTTACAACCATTATTTGATATTACATTTCCCAAGTCGTTTTTAAGTTCATTTACAAGCGATTTGATTTCTTTAGCATCTTCCTTTTGTTTATTGAATCCATCAATAACTTTATTTTCTGTATTATTGGTTGTATCGTCAATATTATCCGTTGTTGTTTTAATTTCTTCTAAATGAGTATTTGCGTGATTTTGTCTTGATAACAATATTGCCATCATCTCACTTTGATGTTTCACCATTTCGCGCAACTCATCAATCGCTTCTTGTTTATCATCTCTTTTGGATGCTTGTTGTAAAAGCTGACTCTTTTTTTCTCGCAGAGTTATTTGACTCTTTTTGTGGACTCTACTACCACTAGATGTTCTACTTTTACTTCTGCTTCTGCTTCCGCTTCCGCTTCCGCTTCTACTTCCACTCGATGACATTATATATTATTATGATATAATATTTTTTTATCATAATTTTCAATAAAACCGTATTCTATAGTATGATTTATATTGCACATAGAGGGTATGGTGCCGCCGACAATTCTATAGAATCTTTTGAAAATGCAATAAAAGAAAATTTCAATATTTTAGAGCTCGATTTACATCAAACATTAGATAACAAATTAGTTTTGAGTCATGATCTATTTATAGGTTCTTTTAACATTGAAGAAACAAAGTTCCAATTATTGAGAGATCATTATCCTGATTTGCTAGAATTAAAAGACGTTTTCAATAAATTTAGTCCTAATACTTATTCATTTTATTTAGACTTGAAAGGTCGAGACGATATTGCAAATGTTCTGATAACTTTTGTAAAAAAAAATAATATAAACTGTAAGAACATTTATGTAGCTAGTTTTAATAAATATCATATAGAGATATTAAAAAATAGTAAAATCGATTGGAAAGTCGGTTTTATCACTTGCAATACTTATTTACTGCATGAATATGATACCTTATTAAAAGATATTGATTTTGTTTGTGTTGATTGGACTTCTTTATCTTATTATATTGTTGATCTTTTACATGATAGCTGTGATACCGTTTTTGCATATACTTGTAGTTCCCAACAAGAATATGAATATATTTGCAAGTATAAAATAGAGGGTATTGTTTCAGATATATTATTAAAATAAAAAAGAATATAGAATTAGAATTGCAAAATATAATATCTATATTACTATGAATTCTAACGCTGCAGCCAAAAGAAGAAGAGCAATTGTTACTAATAATCCTGTACAAACACCATCTGCAACAAATTTAGATGCAAATTCAGGGAAACTGAAAGTTACAATACCTCAAATAATTGGAGTGATTGAAAAACGACTTTTATCTTTAGAAGATACTGTAAATAAAAACTTGAAAAAAGAAAATTCGGTAGAAACTTCTCAATCAAACAACAGTGAAATTAAAGAGATTTTAGACGAATATGAATCAAGATTTGATATGCTAGCAGGTGAAATTCAAGATATAAAGGATATTATGCTAAAACTACAAGCATTTACCATGGAAGTTAATAAAAAACTTTTTGAAAATTTGGACATGAATAATTTAGGAACTTTAGAAAGCATTGTTGAAACAAACGAAGAAGAACACTCTGTAGATGCAGAAGGGATTGCAGTAACATTTAGCGGTTCAGATTAAATTTATTTTCTTCGACGGCTTGATTTTCTTCTTGAACGTGTTTTTCTTCTTGATGCTTTTTTTTGTTTATTCTTTTTTGACATCATTTTTTTGCTAAATTTTTTTAGAATAGGGGCGGATACATCTATGCCTTTCTTATATACCTTCTTTGCTGCTTTCATTGCTTCTGATAAAGAGTATTTAGGGTTAGTTAGCCGACCTGATCGCAATTTTTCTTGAACAAGTTTCATCCATGGAGTACTCATTATATATATAAAAGAATATATAAAAATATTGTTTTATAATATTAAATAATAATGGAAAGCGGTGATATTATGACAAAAGTAAAAGAAACACAAGACAAATATTACGGTTCGCATGCAAAACACAGAGTGTTCAAGAATAACCAAAAATTGGATTGTGCTAAATTTGTCAGTAATGCGATTGACTTAGAAAAAATGATTCAATGTACTGCTTTCATTATTCCTAATACAAATATAATATACTATAATTATCAGATTTTCAAAACTTTTGGAAACGAAGATACACACATTCCATTGTACAATCATGTTACTTCACTTATAAGTAAAATACTTGAAACTTATGAAAAATTTGAATTTCATATTAACATGAAAACATTCACAATATCAGCTTGCCAACGATATCATAAACTTATAACTAATTCATTTGATGAAAATACGTTACTTACCGATAACATGGAAAAATTAGTAGTGTATCATACTCCACATGTTATAGACCAAATTACAAGGCTCTTATATTCTAGTGTAAAACCGTTGTTGCATAAAGTAGAGTACGTTAGAGAAGAAAGTGAAAGTAGAATTAATAATCTATTTAATATTTTACAAACATAATAAAGACTAAATCTAAAGTAAATAAAATGCATATCAATATTAGTAATCTTGCAAAAGCAGATATTTTTGTTCAATGTTTTCAACATATGAAAACATTTACAGACTCTATAAATATATCTTTTAACAGTGATCATATGTTTATCCAATCAATGGACTCTTCTATGGTTATTATCATGGAATTCCGTTTGTCTTCGTCTTGGTTTGATTTATATGAAGTAAATGAAGCGATCACAATAGGATTATCTACAAACATATGGTCTAAAGTTCTTAATGTGCGAGATAAATCACAAATGATAACTTTAAGTTCATGTAAAGACAATGATTATTTAGCAGTGGAATTCGATAAAAGCGAATCGAAAGTTATATTCGACAAATCATTTGAAATACCTTTGATTTCATTGGATGTCGAACTATTACATATTCCTAAAATGGATTACCAAGCAGAATGGACTCTCCCTTGTGGAACGTTTGCAAGTATGGTTTCACAACTCAAACAATTTGGAGATAATCTTTTTATAGAATGTTCAGAAGAACATATTCAGTTGATATCTGATAGCCAAGATTACGGTAAAATGAATACGCATATTCCTATTGACGATTTAGAGGAATATTCAATTGAAGAAGGAAGTACAATAAACAGTTCTTTTGGATTAAAAATGCTCTACAACGTTTGCTTGTATCAAAAAATCTCAAAGTCATTATCTATTAGTATTTCCGAAAACCAACCAATGTGTTTAGAGTACATTATGGAAGAAGGTGCAAAATTAGTATTTCATTTGGCTCCGCGTATTGATGACGAAGCTTAATAAGTTATCTTCTGTTCAATAATATTATATGATATATTCAGTGTTTATATATTATAAACAATGAATTTTTGGTTGTATTTTATACTCTTTTTCGTTATTGTTTTTTCGTATATTCATGTTCAACAACAATGGAAAATTGGAGAAGATTTAGAAGTTTTTGAACATGACTATCATTCGCTCAAAGCAATTCAAAATACCTGTCAATTGAAACAACCCATTATATTTCATTTAGACATACCCCTAATTGATACACAAAATCTCGAATTTTTAAATGTAAAAGATTCTAGAGAATATAATCGAGGTACAACATTCGTTGATAATATGATATTACCATACAAAACAGCACATGGATTATTGAGTACTGATACAAAGAGCATTTTTTACAGTGATAGGAATGACATGAATGAATCATGGACCAAATGGTTTCAATTGTTTGATTCCTACGTAAAACCTCCATTAACTCTGTACTCTGAAAAAGATATAATTTATGGCTCTTACAAGTCCCATACTGTTACGAAACTTTATCTTGAAAGTCACACATTTATTTTCTTACCACCAGAATCAAATTATACAAATATTCGTATTAAAATGACTCCCTACAAAAACAAAGTTTTTTTGGATTATATTGAGGATTATACCTATTATGAATTTTGGTCATCAACATCGTTGTTTAGTAAAAACTTGGATACTAGAGTGAAATGTTTGGATTTTCTTTTAAAACCAGGCCATGTATTATTTATTCCTTCTTACTGGTTTTACAGCATTGAGTTTCAGGATAAGAGAAATGAAGTTTGCGTTTTGAAATATACCACTACCGCAAATTTTATGGCAAATATAAAACACATTTCTCTCTTTTATTTACAACAGCAAAATATCAACGAAAAACTTTTAAAACCTTTTCAAAATTCGGATTGTGATGATTCAGATGATCATTGTGACAGTAACAATGAAATAGACCAGATCAATGATATTTTTCAAGATCTATCGTCAAATGTTTTAAATGATGGTGATACTCCGAAAACAACCGCAGAAGTCTTAATTGATGAACTCAAACCCAAAAATATTTAGCAGTTTTTGATATTGTTGAAAGATGACGTTTATATAGAATATAGGGAAATTATATAATGCCAACGAAGAAGATAAAACAAAAACATACAAAAACAAAAAAGAATTTACAGAAAAAGTTAAAAAGAAAGATATCAAATGAGAGAAAAAGTAAAATTATAAAAACATTCTTTGAAATATTACATGCAATCAAACTTTATCATTGGAAAACGAAATCTTATTCACAACACACATCTACTGATGAATTACACGAGAAATTATCACATCAGACAGATCGCTTTGTAGAAGTATTAATGGGCAAGACATCTTCTAGAATAGATATGGTTGAAAATAAAATGAAATTATATGATTTTGATAATAAAACTGATTTTAAAGAAAAAGTATTTGAATTCAGACAGTTTTTAGTAGATTTGGGTCAAGTGTTTTCTCAAAAGCGCGATAGTGATTTACTTACTATACGTGATGATATGCTAGAAAGTGTCAACCAATTTCTTTATTTATTCACTTTACAAGGATAAAGCACAATTTATATTTATGTGACAACTATTTATAGTAAATATGAAAAAATGGAAATCTATTTTATGTTTGATTCTAGCATTTTTGTCATTCCTTGCTGCAATTTATTATTGGTTGTCGTCAAAGAACATACAAAATACTGAAAAAATTATTTTTCTATCTTCTGAAGAAACCCAAAAAGTATTGTCAGAAGATGCTGATCACTATTATCAAACTTTTCATAAAACTGATTTGAAATTAAGAAAGTCAAAAAATATTCAAGATTATTTAGCAAAAATATCTAATAGCGGATGCGAACCAGAAGAAGAAAATAAAGAAAAAATAAGAGATTGTATTGAAAAAGTAAGCACAAAACTTGAATCATCACGTAATGATACCATTGATGGTATTCACATTGGAAAAATGTTAGATTTACCATGGAAAATAGGTTTTACTTGTGATAAAATTTATGAAAATGGGTTACCGCACACTAGAGGTCAAGTTATTATTTTGAATAATCAGGATCTTTTCCGCCGTAATATTACAGAGACATGTAAATTGCTTATTCACGAGAAAGTTCATATATACCAAAAACATTATAAAGAAGAGTTTTCAAATTTTTTGAATGAAAATTACGAAAAAGTTGAAAATATAAAAAGAGTTGATGTACCATCTAATCCAGATTTAGACGATAACACATATAGAGATAAAAAAACTCGCGAAATTCTCAAGGGGGAATATAATAAAAAACCCAAACATTTCAGAGACATTAAATTTTTGAATAATGACCAAACTAACGAACATCCAAATGAACTTGTAGCATATTCACTACAAAATAAATTTGATTCTTAAACTAAATAATTGCATCCATCGTTCATATCTTGTTTACATATATAATGAATTCAATAAAAGAAGAACAAAAACGATACAAATCATTTGTTTTTACAGATCCAGTCGGATTCGCTCATAATATGCGACCGTCCTCTATTTCAACTCTATTTGATAATATTGGTTATGAGAGAATTAAAAAGGCAACCGTCCTTGAAGTTGGATGTGGTCAAGGGTTCTTAGTAAATCATTTCTTAAATGCCAAGGCAAAACAGGTTATTGGTACAGAAATCGACCAGCAAATATTAGATACAATACCAATTCAAGCATATTCTGTATATCCTGATAGAAGCTATCAATTTAAAATAGAATCATTTGAAAATACCAATGAAAATATTAATGTAGATATTATCACAATTTTTATTGGTAATTTAGAAATTGTAAAAAAGTCGATTCGAATGTTTGAAAACAATAGACATATAAAAACATTGGCATTTATGGTACCAACACGAGGATTCAAAACAACTCTCAATAATATAAATGAATTGATTGAAAGATATAACTGGTCGAAAGAAGAATTTAGCATTTCGTTATCTGGATCAGGTGAAAGAAGAAAGACAATTGTCCTAAAAAAACATATTGAAATCATTGACCTTACAGGAGGATCTAAATCAAACAATCCAAATAAAAGAAAAAACAAATAATAAAACACTTTATTTTACACCTTTTATGTAAAATAAGACATTTAATCTTCGATGGTTTAAATAGCTACGAAAAGGTATAAAACCTAAAAATATTTAATTCTCAATATTGTGAAACGGTAAGCTTTCGTCGTTTTCCGCAGATGTATTCTCATCATTTTCTTCATTCTCGTAATTCTCTTCATTCTCCTCATTTTCCATAGTTGTATTTTCTTCTTCTATTTTATCCATTTTTGGTTCTGGTAATGACCTTCCAAAAAAACTACCGAATCCACTCCTACTGCTATTAC